GGGTGAGCCGCGCTGGTGGACTGCGGCAACCGGTGCTGCACAAATGATGACCCTATCCGCCGCAGAACGCGCCCGCATGGCTGAGCAATACGGCTGCATTGTCCCCGAGGGGATCGAGGTCAAGCAAATCCCTCGCGGTGTATCTGGCGAGCCGCTGCCGTATTGGGATGGCAAGCAACTCACCGATGGCATATCTCGCGCCGAATCCGTGAAGCGCCACAAGCGCCGCGTGTGGGCGGGGATTCGCCGGGTTGACCCTGAAGTAGCGGCTCGGCGGGCGCGGGTGATGAATCTGCACTCTCAGGGCCTCACGACGCGGCAAATCTGTGACGTCGTGAATCTCTCGGAAGGCACGATCTACGACTATTACCGCGCTCTAGGGTTGAAAGCGAATATGCCGAAGCGCGGTCCCTCCCCGAAGGAATTGGAGCGCGAGATTTTGTTGCGGCGCATTTCGGAATTTGCGGTGCAGGGAAAGAACGCCAGAGAAATTGCGGAAATTCTCGGCCGCAAGATTAAACAGATTTCCGGGTTCGCCGCGCGCCATAAAATTGCCATGGCCCCGGCTCCTGAATATACTAAGACAGGAAAGCTGAAGAGCAGAAGCATCGCCTACGCCCTAAAACGCGACGGATTGAGGAAAAAAGCACTGGAAGCGATCATCCCTCTTTACCGGCAACGCAAGACGCGCGAGGAAATCGCGGCAATTACCGGCTACAATATCGGATATGTCGGGGAGATCATCGGGGCATCCGGGGAGGTCGGGCTTCACCGGAGGGACGTGGAGGACAAATACCGCCGCATCCTCGCGGAATTGGCAAATGGCAGGAGTTACAGGGAGGCGGGCAAGATTGTCGGATGCGGTATAAAGACCGTATGGCGTGCTGTGAAGTGGGGCGAGGGACAGTGAATGACAACGCCATTCTACAACCAGTCTGAGCGCGAGGCCAATCAGGAGCGGGAAATCCTGAGCCTCCGCGCCCGGCTGGCCGAGTCGCAAAAGCGGGTGGCGGAATTGCAGAGGCTATACGACAACTCGCAGAACTACATTCAGCGGCTCATGGCGAAGATCAAGCGTTTGCAGGCGACACCGGCAGAGCAGCTATTTCGGAGGCTGCAATGACCTACGATTGGCAGCGCGCATTCAGGGCCGGGGCCGAACTGGCAAGGGACGACCGACGCCTCGGCGACACTCCAGAGGCAATCATGTGGGTGCTACTCCGCGATGCTTTCCGGGTGTCCCGGTTTTTCGCAGGCACCCCACGGGCGGGCTATCCGGTAAAATCCGCCATGCCCGAAGCACCGGACGAAATCACGATCTGGCAGAAGATCAGCGCCTACATCAAGGGCGAGGTCCAGGAACTGCCCGAATACGAGCCAAGCCCAATCCGCCCTAGCGCCGAGGAATGCACCCGCGCAGATCACGTGCTGAGGCTATTCCACGGCGTCACAAGCGAGTGGGGCACAAACAGCACCCGCCGCAAATCGGTTGCGGCTCTGGCGATGGGCCTGCGCAAGGAGGCCGTGATCCGCCGCTACGGACTGACGCGGCGGCAGATCGACGTGGCGCGTGAGCGGGCGCTGCGGGAAATGGTCAAAAAAATTCCGGGCTGAATGCATTTTCCTGTTGCACAAGCGGGCCGCTGGCCCTATATTGAGGGTATAGGGCAATGAAGCCCGCCAGACAATGGAGAGAGAGATGACCGCATGACCCCCGCCGAGTTCAAGCGCGCCCGCGAGCACCTAGGCCTCAGCCAGAACGACCTGGCCGAGGTATGGGGAATGGGCGATAACGGCGGCCGCACGATCCGCAGGTGGGAATGCGGGGAGCGCCCGCTAAATCCCATCGCGGCGTATTGCCTGCAATTGATGCTCGGGGAAAAAGCGAATTAGCTGTTGCATATGTGATAAATTTCGGGTATCTGGTGGTATAATAGGGCGCGGATTATATGCGCCCTGCCGCTTTCTGGTGGTATGCCGTAGGGCCTCAAACTCCCCCTCCGCTTCAGGCGGAGCGAAGCGAGGCGCCCCCTACCGCGAGGCGGGGGACGGCATACCTCCTGAGCGCGGCGCTCGTCGGAGATAATAGCGCCTTGGCACGTCGCACTGCCTTGTGCAGCCGGTCCCGCGCTCATCATGTCGGGGTAGAGAAGCAGTCAACTCGTCTGGCTCATAACCAGAAGATCGCGGGTGCAAATCCCGCCCCCGCAACCAGGTATCCCGGTCGTCGGGCTTTAAGACCCTCGCGGGCCGTGGGGAGCGACACGCAAAACGCTCACTCATCAATCAAGGACAGATCGGGTGGAGATCGAAGTCTCGGACATGGACGTGGTTCGCGCCGCGCTATTCGACGCGCTGGCATCCGGTCTTGATCTAAGCGACGTATGCGAGGCCGCAAGACATGCGGATTGCGTGGACTGCTTCATGGAGGCGGTGAGCCTCATCGGGATTGGCGGAATAGACCCGAGCGACCGGCAAGTTGTGTGGGTATAGAGGACAGGGGAAAAATGGGAACGCTTCGCTTCACACTCGGCGATTACAGCCGGGACAACGCCCGCACGGTGATTTCATCGCGCATCGCCACATCGGACGCATACACCACGTCCACGTCAGCGACATACGTGGAGGATGGCGCCGGGGATATTACCGCCAAGGCTGGCCAGGTATTCCGGGCGTCCGCGAGTGAGGCAATGTGGCTCGCTTTCGGGGATCGTGTGGCGACGGTCGGGAATGACTTCTACCTCTCCCCCGACCGGGAATATGAGTGGGAAATCCACCCGGCCGACGCAGGCAAGATCAGCGCAATTGACGAAGCGTAATAGGAGGCCAGCGTCCCGCAAGGGGCTGGCATAGGGGAATGGCAATCAGGGCAAAGGGCAGCGTCCTTCACAAGATGACGGACGACCACAGGCTTAAGATTGCAAACAGCAATATTCTCAGCAGGTTAATCGCACATGCCGAGGGGTCGCAGGACATGAAGCAGTCCGAAGTGACCGCAGGGCTCGCATTGCTCAAAAAAGTCCTGCCAGATTTGCAGAACACCACGGTCGAAACAGGCGAGGGCGGACTGGTCATCACGATTGCCAGAGACGTTTCCAAGCTGTGACATTCCAGCTCAACCCCGGCCAGCGCCGGGCAATGGATGACCTGCTCACGCAGGGCAAGCGGTTTAACCTGCTCTACGGCGGCTCGCGCTCCGGCAAGTCGTTCCTGCTCTGCACCTGCGATCAGGACCGGGCGTTGTTCGCGCCGGAGTCGCGTCACTTGATCGTGCGCAAGGAAATGACGGCCGCAAAGGCGTCAATCGCGCGGGACACTTTCCCGAAAGCGTGGGCGCTGCGGTATCCCGGTATCCCGGCGCCCGAATGGCACGAGAAGGATGGGCTGTTCACATTCCCGAACGGCTCGGAGGTATGGATCGGCGGCCTGAATGACGACAAGGCCGTCGAAAAGATGCTCGGCCGCGAATACGCCACGATCCACGGCGAGGAGATTAGCGAGTGGCCATATCATTGGTTCACGCTGCTGAGGTCTCGCCTTGCACAGGTATGCACTGATATCAACGGCGGGACGCTGAGCCAGCGCTTCTATGGCTCGCTCAACCCGACAACCCGGATGCACTGGACCTATCGCCTGTGGCACGAGGGGATTGACCCGCAGGACGAAGTGCCCATTGACCGGGCGCAATACGGCTTCCACGTCATCAACCCGTATGACAACCGGGAGAACCTGAGCGGGGATTACCTCGCGGACCTCGAAAGCCTGCCAGAGCGCCAGAAGCGGCGATTTCTGCTCGGGGAATACACGGCCGACGATGAGAACGCGCTTTGGAGGCGCAGTTACTTCAAGCGGTCGATCCTGAAAGAGGATGGCAGCTACCCGGTGCGAATGACGCGGATTGTGGTCGCGGTCGATCCGGCGGTGACAAACTCCCCCGGCTCGGATGAGACCGGGATTGTCGCGGTCGGCCTTGGGGCTGATGGATTTGGCTACGTCCTGGCAGATGAGAGCGGCAGGTATCGCCCCGAGGAGTGGGCTCGGCGTGCCGTGTCGCTCTATCGCTCGCTTGATGCGGACAGGATCATCGGTGAGGTCAACAACGGCGGCGACCTGATAGAGGCAGCCATCCGGGCGCAGTCTGCGGACGTGCCATACAAGGCTGTCCGTGCATCAAAGGGCAAGGTGGCCCGCGCCGAGCCTGTGGCGGCGCTATACGAGCGCGGCAAGGTCTTTCACATCGGGCAGTTTCCCGAGCTGGAGGACCAGTGCTGCGCGATCACGGTAGGATTCGACAACAAGGCGGCCGGCTGGTCGCCGGACAGGGTTGATGCCCTCGTGTGGGGATTGACCGAGCTATTCCCCGCGCTTTCGGCAAGGAGAACGACGATGACAGAACTGCCGAAACCGCAATTCAGTATGATCTGACATGAAAGACAGTTTGAAGGCGGATATTGGGCGCCTGATCAAGAACGCCCAACAGTGGAGCGCGTCCGATATTCGGAGCGACCTGTTCGACCGCTACATGGGCGAGCCATACGGCGACGAGGTTGAAGGCCGCTCGCAATTCGTCTCGACCGACGTTGCCGATGCGGTTGAAGCTATTCTGCCCGACATCATGGACGTGTTTACCTCCTCGGAGGGGTTGATCGAGTTTCAGCCGGTCGGCCCCGAGGATGAGGAAGCCGCGCGGCAGGAGACGGGGATTGTCGAGCATATTTTCTGGCAAAAGAACAACGGCTTCGAAATCCTCTACACATGGTTCAAGGAAGCATTGATCCAGCAGAACAGCTATGTCCAACGCGGGTGGGTGGAAAAGCGCCGGATCGAGATTGAGGAATACGAAGACCTCACGCCCGACGAATTGCTCACCATCCTGTCCGAGAAGGGGGATTATGAAATCCTCGAAAGCGAGGGTGGGGGGGATGAGCCCATCCGCATCAAGCTGCGCTGCACCGCGAAGGACAAGCGGTATGAGGTGACGTGCTTTCCGCAGGAGGAGTTTTTCGGCACGCCGAGGTGGAACAAGGTTTCACTGGAGGGCATCCCGTGTTGCGGGCGGCGCCGGGAAATGGAGCGCGGCGAATTGCGGGCCATGGGCTTCTCCAAGGCCAGCATCGCCAAGGCTTTCGAGGAGTCGGACGAGGACCAGACCGAGGACCGCTTCAACACCCGCGATAACCAGGAGTTCGAAGAGGAACACGGGGACGAGTCAACCGAAAAGGTGACGGTCTACCAGGCATTCGTTCGCGCCGACGTGAATAACGATGGGTTCTCGGAATTGCTCCAGGTGTGGGCCTATGGCGATGGCTCGCAGATTCTCGAATGGGATGGCGGCAAGGAAGCCATTGACGAGGTTTCGTGCATCCCGATTTCCTCGCTCACGCCGTATATCGTGCCCCACCGGCACATCGGCCGGTCGGTCGCCGAAATCGTTGACGACATTCAGAAGGTCAAGACGGTCCTTCTCCGGCACACGCTGGATAACATCTACCTGACAAACTACGCCCGGCCGCATTTCGATGAGAACATGGCGGGCGAGAATACATTCACCGATCTGGCAAACCCGGCTCCCGGCGCCCCTGTCAGGACGGGCGGCGCGGAAGTTATCTACAACATGCCGCCGAGCGTTATCGGCACCACGTTGCCGCTTCTGGAGAAGTTTGACGACCTGAAGGAAACCCGCACCGGGGCCACGCGATATAACCAGGGTCTTGACGCCGATTCGCTGAACAAAACGGCAACGGGTATCGAACAGATCATGAACGCTTCGCAGAAGAAGACGCTCCTGATCGCCCGCACATTTGCCGAAACCGGGCTGCGCGACCTGTTCATGGGCATTCACCGCGATCTGCGATCAGGGCCGATGAAGGAATTGGCCGTCAAGCTGAATGGCAAGTGGGTATCGGTCAATCCGCGCACGTGGAAGGACCGAACCGACATGAACGTGGCGATTGGGAACAACTCGCGCGAGCAACGCCGCAACGGAATGATGCTCCTCGGGCAGGTGCAGCGCGAATTGATGACTGCCGGGAGCCGGATGGTCAACGAAAAGAAGGTCTATAACCTTACCGCCCGGATGATGGAGACATACGGCTTCAAATCAATTGCCGAGTTCATGGACGACCCCGACATGTTGCCGCCTCCGCAGCCGCAGCAGCCCGGCCTGCAAGAGCAACTGGCCATGAAACAGACGCAAATCATGGAGTTTGAGGCGCAATCGCGGGCGGCGAACGATAAAATGAAGATCGAGGCCGACCATCAATTCCGCATGGCCGAATTGGCGCTGAAACACCAGGAAGCGCAGCGGAAAGAGGCTGAAACCGCCTCCAGAATGATGACGGAACAGGAAACGCTGGACCTGAAGCGCAAGGAAGTCGTCATGAAGGACGACCTTGCGCGCGACCAGTTGGCCAAAGAGACGGAATCGGCGGTCGATTATGGCAAGGTCTGACAGGATCAAGGCCATATTGGCTGATCAGGACTTCCAGTGGGCAATCGAGCGTCTGGAGGCGCAATTGACCCGGAAGGTAATGGCGAGCGCGACAACCGAAGAGGACCGCGCGACGGCATTGCACACTTACCACGGACTGCAAGCGGCCAAGGCATCGCTTCGCAGCGTGGCATCTGAAGAGGAATCCCCGTGACCGAGAACTCCACTGGAGCGATCTCGCTAAGCGAGGCTGTCGAACGAGTTACGGCGCAAGCCGGGGCGGACGACGAAACCGTTGAGACGCAGGAAGCCGAAGGGACTGGCAACAGCGACCCCGAAGCGAACGAGGTTGAAGCGGAGGCCGAAACCGAGGACCAGGACGACGCGGATAGCGACCCTGAGTATGAGGTTGACACGGCCGAGGGCAAGCGTCGGGTGAAGCTGTCAGAGCTTCTCGAAAGCCCGATGTTCAAAGCCGACTACACGCGCAAGACGCAATCCCTCGCGGAGGAGCGTAAGGCGCTTGAACGGTCGGCAGCGGAGACTGCCCAACTCCGCGAGCAGCTTTCGGAATCCCTGAAGCGGTGGGCGGTGCCTACCGAAGCGGAGCCGGATTGGGCTGAATTGGCGACCAAGCTACCGCCGCAGGAATACAACCTGCGCCGGGTGCAGTGGGAGCAACGTCAGAGGCAAAAAGAGCAGGCGCGGGCCGAGTTCCACGCCATGCAGGATCAACTGAGGGCCGAGGCAATCGCGACCGAGCGGAACAAGCTTCTTGAAGCATTCCCCGAGTGGCGAGACGAAGCCAAGTTCCTCAGCGCGGCGAAGCAGATGGCAGACGGGGCTACGGTCTACGGGTTTTCTGCGGAGGAAGTCGGCCAGATTGCCGATCACCGCATGATCAAGGTGTTGAAAGACGCCATTGCCTACCGGGAATTGCAGAAGGCGAAACCAGCCATTGAAAAGAAGGTGGCCGAGGTCAAGCCGTCGCTCCAGCCCGGAGCCAAGCCAAACCGCGACAAGGACGCCGAGGCTGCACGTCAGAAGCAGCTCGCCCGGTTCAAGAAAGGCGTCTCCCTGAAAGAGGCGCTTGGAATCTTGACGGGCGAATAACCCTCAGGAGCGTGAAAAATGGCACAACCTGCCAACACCTTCGACAGCTACGACATGACGGGGATCATTGACGATCTGGTGAACCAGATTTTCAACATTGACCCCGACGACACGCCGTTCCTGTCGAAATCGCCCAAGACCAAGGCGTATAACACCTATCACGAGTGGCAGACTGATGCCCTCCGTGCATCGGCGGACAACGCCCACATCGAAGGCGGCGACACCACTGCGGACGCCAGGACCGCCACCACGCGGCTCGGCAACTACACGCAGATTTTCAAGAACGCCGTCTCGATTTCGGGAACTGACATGGCGCTCCGCAAGGCGGGCCGTGGCAAGGAAATGCTCTACCAAATCGGCAAGAGCATGAAGGAGCACAAGCTTGACATTGAGCGTGCCCTGTTCCTGAACAACGCTCGCGTTGCGGGTAGTTCCGTGGTGGCCCGTGAACTTGCTGGCGCCCCGGCGTGGCTCGTTACCAACCTTGAGTTTGAGGCGGGTAACGGCGGCGCAAACCCGACCGGCGACGGCACGAACGCACGGACGGACGACGGAACCCCCGTCGCCTTCTCGCAGACGCGCTTTGACCCGGCGATGCAACTCATTTGGGAAAACGGCGGGAAACCGGACACGGTTTATCTCTCGGCGTTCCAGATGAACCTTGCCCTCGGGTTCACCGGCAACAACGCGCAGCGCAACACGGTGAAAGTCGGTCAGGTCGAAAAGATGATCGACGTTTACCGCACCCCGTGGGGCGTGGTCGAGTTTGTCCTGTCGCGCGAAAACCGCGCGCGGGACGTGTTCATCTTCCAGGATGACATGTGGAAAGTCGCGATTGCTCGCGAAACGAAGCAGGAAGACCTGGCGAAGATGGGCGACAACGAGCGCAAGCAGATCGTTACGGAACTCACGCTGGAGTGCTGCAACGAAAAAGCGCACGGCGCCGTTTACGACAACACCACGTCGTAAGGAGAACAGGCCATGTCTTACAAGCAGAACCTCGGCGCGGTGACTGTCACCGCGTCCACTGTGACCGTGACTCGGGATGCTCACGCGGGCGTCCCGATTGTGCTCAACCGGGCGGCTGGCGTGACTGCCACTCTTCCGGCGGCGACCGGCTCGGGCGCGCGTTACGAGTTCATCCTTGCGGCGGACGCGAGCGGCAACCAGGTTGTGCAGGTTGCCAACTCGTCCGACACGATGATGGGTGTTGCCTACCTCGGCAACGACTCGGCGGGCGCGTCGTGCTTCTATACGGCGGATTCGTCCGACACGATCACGCTCAACGGCTCCACCAAGGGTGGTCTGAAGGGCGCTCGCGTCATTGCGGACGATATTGCCGCGAACGTGTGGGCGGTTCTCGTCTACTCGGAAGCATCTGGCACCGAAGCAACGCCGTTCTCGGCTGCGGTCTGAGTGTATCTGAAACCGCTCGGCCTGTTCATCGTCAGCATTCCCAAGTGCGGATCGCAGACGCTTGAACGGGCAATCGAGCGGGTTTCTGGCGAAAAGTGCCTGCCCGGCCATATCCCGGTCGGACAGGCACGCAAGACGCTTGGCGAGATAGAGGCGTGGGCGCTGATACGCGACCCGTGGGAACGGCTCACAAGCGCGCTCAATTACGTTTACGGCGCGACCCGAACGCATCTTGACGATGCCATGAATGGGGTTTGCCGCCATCAAACCATCATCCTGAAGCCGCAAAGCTTCTTTGTGGACGGCGCCACGCGGTTATTCCCGTTCGAGGCGTTGCCGGAAATGCTGCGGCTGATCGGATATGCAGAGGAAATACCCCGTGCAAACAGGTCAACGCCGCGTTGGACGGCCGAGGAAATCCGCGCCCACCCCCGAAGCGGAGAATGTGCAGCCCGATACTCCGCAGATTTCGCCCTCCGAGCCGCTGTTTCGGATGATCGTCACAAACCGCGCGATTTCGCTTGGCAGCGGACGGCGGGCGGTCCTGGGGGATGAAATCGAGGTGACGGCGCATCGCCGCAAGTCCCTGCTTTTCTGGAGGCAAGCGCGCGATGCGTGAGGAGTGGATCGACCAGGGCGACAAGATCGTTCGCAAGAAAACCCACGACCTTGACCACGCCTTTGATGAGGTCAGGTTGCGCCGGGAAGCGCCCGACATGCCGCTGTCTGATAGTTGGCACGTGGCAAGCGTTCCGGCGTGGGTGGTCACGGAATGGCTGAAGGAAGCCGGGGTGGCATGGGATGACCCTGCGGCCAAGGACGTTCTGCGCAAGAAGCTTATGAGCGGCGACGTGGGTAAATTCCGGGTGCATGGGGGCACGTTCTGATGGACTTCGCCACGCTAAAGTCGCGCCTCTACAGCTTGATCGGACGCTATCCGGCCGACATTTGCTATGAGCTGGTGACGGCGGACATAAACGCGCGGCTCCGCGTGCGGGAAATGGAAGCGACAGATACGCTGACAGAGGCGGCGAGCGTGGCGCTCCCCTCGGATTTCCTCCAGATGATTTCCGTTTACCGCGACGTTGACCCGAGGACGCCGCTTTCCCCCACGGATACGACGGGCATCAATCGGGCGCACGTGACCTCGGGCACACCCAAGACCTACGCCATTGTTGACGGGGCGATCCTGCTAAACCCCGAGCCTGACGGGGCCGAAGACCTCATCATCCGGTATTACGCTCGGCAGGCTGACCTGTCGGCGGATGGCGACACGAACGACATTCTGACCAATTATCCATCCGTCTATGTCTACGGGGTGCTGGCCCACCATGCGGCGTTGATCCGCGACGAAAAGGCGATGGCGATTCACGGCGCGGCCTACGGGCAACACATGAAGCTGGCGCAATCTTCGGATGCGAAGGCCCGCTATTCCGGGGCGCCGATTGTCCCGACCGTCAGGACCGCGCCGTGATCAGCGAATTTGCCCTCGGACCGTGGTTGCCGGATGTTACTGACTACCGGAATCCGGGGCTGGAGGTCTGCACCAACGTCATTCCGGGGCCGGGCGGCTATAAACCCGCATATGGCGCGAATACCAGCGAAGGCGACGTGGGGGCTGCGGTTCTCTCGGCCATGTCTTTTCAGCGCGCGGACGGAACCAGGATTACCGTCTGTGCCACGGCCGGGGATTTGCACCACATCGTCGGCGGGACGGTGACAGACAGCACGCTCACGCTGACCCTGACCGAGCCGGTAAGGTTCGAGCGGTTCGGATCGTCCATTTATGCGTCTTCCAAGGAGGGCGTCTGGTATCTGGACGACATAGAGGCCGACAGCACGTTCGTTGCCGAAAACTGGACCATTCCGCACGGGCTTGCCATGGCGCGGGTGGGCGATTTCCTCTTCATGGGCAATCTCATCGACACGGATACGAATGATGCTTCCTACCGTGTCAGGTGGTCGCCGTATAACAACCCGCAAGGCGAGTGGGCCACGTCGATTTCGCTGCAATCCGATGCCGTGGACATGCCCGAGAACCTCGGCGTGGTCATGGGGATCACCGGGGGCAACACGGGGCTTATTTTCCAGCGCAACGGCTTGTCGCGCATCCAGTATACGGGCGGCCCGAGCGTGTTTGCGAAGCAGGTTGTTGACTCGCAGCGGGGTCTTGCCGCGCCGTTCTCTCTCGCGCAGGTCGGCGAGAACGTGTTTTACCTCTCCGATGACGGTTTTTTCGTCACGAATGGCACGGCTGGCCAGTCGATCTCGCGCGGGCGGGTGTGGGATTGGTTCCTTGCGAACGCCTCGCAAACCTACCTCTCGACAGTGCAAGCGGCCGTAGATTGGCCGAATCGCTGCGTAGTATGGACCGTTCCGGGGGATAGT